ACGCTTGCTGAATTCGGTTGCCTCTTTCATTGTATCGAAAGAGACAGAGGATACTGGACGACCGTCCATCGTTGTCCAACCTTCATTGTTGTTCTTTGATGTCAGGTACATGATTGGATTGAACGTATCTCGAAACTGCTCGCGCACTCCGTTGTTATACCCACGGTAACAGATGTTGTTGCCAATGCGGGAGATATTGGTGTAGAACTTCATTCAGTACTCCATAATTTAGACTCTATTCTACAGCAACAAGAATAGGAAAACAACTCAAAATTTATCAAATATAATAAAGTCCCTCAGCAATGGTCCATTTACAGATTTTGGGTTTGCTGATGTGTCAGTAAACATATCAGAGTAATCTAGATTGGTATTATTGCTAGTTTTGCAGTAGTATTGTTTACAACAGACTTCGAACAATTCGCCATATCCTAGGTACTGATTGTTCTGAACAAACCCCAGTGAAATGTAATCATGAATACTGTATTTGCTGGGCAGCAACCACATCTTTTCGGGGATATATCTTGAAGGAATGAAAGAATTCGCAGAATGTTGCATGATAGTCATCGGACCAATGTACCTCTTACTTGCAGATGGTCCATCCAGAATATTATTTAAATGATTATCCATCCATACAGCAAGTTTGGGAGATAGACTATACAACTCCATGGCCACACCTGGAAAAAATCCTTCTACATTGCCCCAACACGCATCATACATTTCCCTAAATGAGTCTTCATTTATGAGAGCAGCATCATGTTCCATGATAAATATATCCTCACCATCAGCAATCTTTCTGATTAGCATGTGGTGAGAATGTAGAATACTGTTCAGTACACCAGATACTATACCACAGGGTTCTATAGGAAGTGTATCTGGTGTTGTACACTGTACAGGAATTATGTTTAGAATATCTTTTAATGGGGCAAAGGACTTCAAAGACTTCTCCATATAACTCATAGAGACTGGGTTGTTGAAGTCCACGATCATATAAGCATCGTGCATAGATTATCCTAAACTATAGATTGCACGAGCATCATGCATGTGACAAAGACCGTAGAAGTCAACGTCGTCCATATGGCGATGTCTCTCTTACGCATTACCCTTTGTCTTCCATCTTTATGAAACGACATTTTCTTCTCCTGATAATTGATTATTTCTTGTTTCCAATGTTGTATTTTTGACACAATTCCCATTCACCCTTTTCTTTGAAAGAAACAATTTTTATTTGTCTCAGGGGAGTTTTATCCTGTGCCTTTGTGTTATCGACAATGTTGACCAGTCCCCAATCGCTTAACAAAGTTGTAATCGTATTTCTTCTTCCTATATCAGACAATTCAAGATTTGCTTTCTTTCCGTCTAACAAGAATAATTCTTTGAAGTGTACTATAAAATAGCGACCCTGTTTATGCAATATGTGGCATGACTGGAATAACTTTTGCTCCTTCCTTGATGCAACTCCGATTCTTGTCAAGGTCTCACGAACCTTCAGAAAGTCGTCTGGTTCGTTTAGAGTGATCTCGAGCATTTCGCTGGGAGACCAGTTCACTACTAATTCATTCATGAGATGTAACCTTTTTATGTATAGTCGTCGCATATCCAATATGCGACTCTATTTAGTCAGCGACGTTTTCCTCCTTCTGACATTTTCTGCTTCATCTCTTTAAATTGTTCTGGTGTAAATAGGTCAAGTACAGACTCTGCCTTGGCGTCACTGTACCCATAATATTTCTTGACAATATCCACGTTGGATATATTCTCTTTCTTAACCCACTTGCTGAAACGTTTACGGGGGCGGATTGAAGACCGCAGGAAGTCATACTGCATACGACCGTCCACATGGTGATTACGGTTCATCTCATTAGCAAGTAGAACCGTATCTTGAAAATATGAGAGTCCACGGTTGATCATGAATGCTGGATACTTGGACTCTTCCATTGGATCCATTATGTCTTTCTTGTTCTGGTTAATACTATTCAGAAAATCGAAAGGGTTGTTACTCATTAGTGTATGGTCTCTGAATGATGGGGAGATGCCAAGGCATTAACAACATCCGCGTATAAATCATATGCCAGATTTTTTCCATAAACTTTCTCTAGTGCTTGTAGTTCAACCGCACTAAATCCCATGAGGTGGGAAGTTGCCAATTTCTCTATTTCGGAAAGTAGTTCTGTCAACTTTTGATAGAGTCCTCTACTAAACTCTCTATCCTCCATGGGGTCATCGGGGAAGTCTTCCATTACTTATATTCCAGGTTAGCCATACACTCAGTTAGACACGCCACCATATTCAACTCAGCATCTGCAACAAACGCTGCCTTGTACTGGTAGTCCGCAAGGATGAGAACCAGTTGCGGAATACTGTTAGCAGAAACTTTATCGGTCATAGTATCGTAGATACCACGAAAGATTGCTGCGCTGTCCACGTCCATGTTGTTGGCAGTCCACTTACGCATTTCCTTGAAGTCTTTTGCCTTGAGGTGTGAATACAGGTCGGCGATGCTCCCGCTTGTGGACTTGCTTATAACAGCGAGATCCAGGGTGCTGCCTCTCGAGTGGCGTTGGAGTTCATTGAGGATTCGCCGCCAGTCTGGGGCATGGCGCATGATCAACTCAGCAACAAGGTCGGGGTTATCTACAGTGATGCCCTCATCATGAAGGATACCCATGGCACGTTTCATGAACTGTTCGCACAGTTGTACCATATCCTTCTTGCTTGTATTGAACTCGACAACGCCACAACGAGAGTGCAGCGGTTCGATAATCTTATTCTTGAAGTTACATGTGAGGATGAAGCGACAGTTATTACTAAACTCCTCGATGAACCCACGCAATGCGGGTTGTGTTGATTGTGCGTTCAGGTAGTCTGCCTCATCAAGTATGACCACCTTGTACCCACCTTGCAGGGAGATGCTTGATGCGAACTGCTTGATCTTGCCACGCAGGGTGTCGATGTTACCAGACTCGGAAGCATTGATCAAGATATAGTCCAAACCAAGTTCATTACATATTGCTCGAGCGACAGTAGTTTTTCCAGTACCAGCGGTGCCAGTCAGTAAGAGGTTGGGCACTTCACCAGTGTCGACAATCTCTTGGAAGGTGTTTTTGAGGTGTGGAGTCAGTACGCACTCTTGGATATTCTTCGGGCGATACTTCTCGCACCATAATGAATCTTGCATATTGTAAACTCCATAATATAAATAGTGAGCAGTTTGCCTCATGCTCAGGAGGCGGGTGCGTTGCACCGACCAGAGCGAGTTTAGTGTCTTCTCGAGACGTTCAAACTATCGTGCGCCAAGCATTTCGTATGCAGATGCAACCATTGCGCGGGTTGGTGTACCCAGACGATAGAAAGTTTTCGCTGCACCTTTGCTGTTCGTACGAACGTTGCCAAAGATAGCGTAACCATCTGCGCGCAGTTGACGAACAACATCGTGTGGATTGCCAGCAGAGAAACGTGAAGCAATTTGCTTCGCAGTGAGTTGCTCGCCAGACTTGAGTGCAGTCAAAAGACGTGCTGATTGTGATTGTGCCATTATGTAATACCTAATAAAAAATGTGTCCGTTGTTAAAGGTGGAACACTATACCTTATTCTTGCTGGCGAGGCAGGGATCGAACCTGCGACATCTTCATTAACAGTGAAGCGCACTACCGCTGTGCTACTCGCCAATACAAAATTTAATAATCGTTGATACTCTCGAGGTGGGAGATGCGAGCATTATGCTCTTCACGCCACTTCTCTTCGGAAACACCCTTTCGTGCTGCTTTGGAGTTCTCATAAGTGTACTCTTTTGCTTGTGCAATTGCTTGCACCCTTCTTTGTGCCTTTGTACGGACTGAGTGTCGCATCGCTACTCCTTAATCGTTTTCTGACTGGAACTGTTCACACATCTGTGCGATCTCTACACACTGGTCGCGGAGTTGTCCTATAGCAGACAACTCTTCACCTTTGACAGCACCACGTTGACACATAGCATCAACCACAGATATGGTTGTTCGTGATGCGCGAAAAGATGCGTCATATATTGGACGAACAGAATCTACTGTTAATGTTTTAACTTCTTTGCTCATTTATTTATGCTCCGTATTTAGATGTTTTTTCGAGCGCGATGTAATACACCACGTCTATGGTTTTACAAGAAAACTTGCTTATCAGTCGCGAGGATACTTCAACGTCATAGTCGCCTGCCATTAACTTGAGGTTGGCGATATTCATGATAAAAGTAAAGTCCGTGTCTTTGCATGTTCCTGGAATCACGATATTATATGCGTTCGAAGTAGCGTCAGTGTTGTCTACAACAGATAGTTGAATACCACCATCAACAGCGGTGATCGCTACCTTGTCATGATTTAGTGCTGCTGCTGCGCTTCGTACACGCTTCAACGTTGATTCATCAAGGGTGAACGTGACTTCTGCTTCAGGCATAGGGATGTCTTTGGCAGGTGAAGTCAACACCTTTGGATCACTGTAGAAGTATTTGACGCTGGATCGACCAGATGAGTCGGACACTTTTACAGATTCGTCACCGAAGGCAAGGTCAGGCGCGTCAACAAGAGCAAGAACAGAGAGGAATTCCCCAAGGTTGTAGATGCCAACAGTCTTAGAAAAAGACTGATCGAGGTTGGCGACTGCCATTACGTTTTTTGCTTCAGCAATGGTCTTGAGTGTATTGCCTTCATGTAACATAATGTTGTCTTGGATGGTGGCGAAGTTCTTCAGCACCGACAGGGTGTTATCAGATAGATTCATACTATATTCCTTGATTGATTGTTCTCTCGAAAGAGACTCTATTGTAATCGAAACGGATTGACATGTCAACACCAGTCTCTTCTTTGGTAAAATTCCCATATAAGTCCCATGATAGCGGTATAGTTCTCTATACTACTCTGGTGAGACTGATTGTTATATGGTCTCTCTGGGCGTCGAGAAGACCGTCGAGACGGTCGCCGTCAGCGGTCATACCAGAGGTCAACGGTGCGCCTCGGGCATGACGAGCGTCCTGCTCGGTGTTGATAGGGGACTCCATAAGGTTGTCTCCTCTCCCTCGAGCGTCCTGCTCAGAGGGAATACCACCTGTGAAGGTGGTGGTTTCGACTCCTCGAGAGACCCGAGGAGCGTCCATACGGGAGTCCAG